AACGCCATAAGTTATCAAATATTGTTAAACAAAATTATGATAATTTGTATATTAACTATAATGGTGGATTTTCTGGTAACATATCTGACCTAAAATATTTTAATTATGCTATAGGAACATTCGAGATTAATTCAATTAATTCCAAAGGACCTAATCTTAAAACCAAGAAAGATAGTAATATTAGTAAATCTAAACCTCCATATTTATCTTCACAGTGGTATTTTAATGATACCGATGTATTAACATGAGCACATATATATTATATTTTTGTTTTTATATATTTTTTATTATTATATTATATTATATTTTTAATATTTTATTATTAAAAATTTAAGATGTATAGTTTAGTTTTAGTTTAAATTTAACATGTATAGTTTAAAAATATATATATATTATAACTATGACTGAATTGGGTAGTGAAAGAAATAATTATATTATATTACAAAATTCATTACTTAATAGAGGTAAAAAAGGGTTAACAATACATGCAAAAACATCCATTATAACTAAAGAAGACCCTAATACAAATAGCACTAATAGTGATGTTAGTCTTAATGATTATTTTATTCAACAATATTCCGACAAATATAAACATAGAATATTTCTAAGTCAAACAATTATATCCACCGGTTCAAATATACAAAATGATCATTGTTGTTTTATTACTCAAAATAATATAAAAAATAATATTAAATTTATCCATGATGTAAGTAACACAAACAGGAAAATATTATTTATAAATAATCAAGATATTTCCGATAATTCATATAACTATTTAATTAATAAGACTGAAAGCGAAACCAATCCTGTATTTTATCACTTAAATTATTACTTTAATAGTATAACAAACAATAAAGATTATTTTGGCATAAATATAAAGGATTTTATATACACAGATTTTAGCAACGAAAGAGGAGAGAGATATATAAATAGTAATGTTGATGATGCTAGTACTAGATTTATGATTTCAAATATTACAACAAGTAGATCAACACCATTACCAACATCAAATTCTGGAGCAATAGATTATAAGCCTAGTGATTTTACAACCTTATTTAGCGATAATAAAACAAACGCTACAACTGATGTAAGTATTAACAAATTCAACAAAGATATATCTTATTCGCTACATAGCAATATATATAGTTATAACAAACTCACATTGGATTTTACAAATATAAATAGCTACACATTTAGTTTGTATAATGATGCTAATATATACAATTTATATAGCAATGGTGTTAACACTTTCAACACTTTCATGATTAAAACAAACAATTTTGCTATATTAAACAATATAAAAGCAAATAGCAAAATTTTAGTTAATAAAAACGACATATTTTTTCTTAATGTTAAAACATTGGATATATGTTCTAATTTTTACGCAAATAACAGTGATTATAAAAAAACAACCGATCTAAGTAATACAATATTTTTATCATTAGGAAAACAAATTACAGGTATAACACAATATGACATATATAATAATACTCACATTATACCGAAAAATAAGATAGTTTTCGATATTTCAAAAATAATTTTTAAAAAAAATATTAATTCATCATTAATAACAAGCGCTAATGCAAAATATAATTCGTTAGTTAGTGATGCATCTAATTTATATTTATTAGATTTTACATTTAACAGCTATAATAGTACTAGCAATAATAGATATATTAATAGTAGCGATTATAGTAATAATATTATAAATTACAATAATAATATAAAGTACAATAATACACTATTCAATTATGTTGAATATAAAAACAAAAAAGTATTTGATTTAAGTATTTCAAAAATAATCGATTTTTCATATACTAGCACATATAGCAATAACTTCTATAACAATAATATCAATAATTTATTAACTATAAATAACAAACGCAGCGACTATGCTAGTATTAGTTATGAAGTTTTTAATAATGCTTTGCGGTTTAAAGTTAAAAACATTGATTTTGATAGAAATTATAGACTAAATAACTTACTCGACTTGGCAAGTAACTTATATACATCAACACTTGATTTTGATCTTCGTTTTAATTATGGAGCAACAATAGTTATGACATTGGACATAAATATATTATTAAATAATAATAATTTAGATTTATGCAACAACAATCCTTTTAACGAAATTATAAATTATAGTACATTAAATTTTTACAATTTGCAAGTTATAAATTTAGTTACTACTACGACAGGGAGTGATTTTGAAAATGTAGATTGTATCTTTATATATCATGATCCTGCTACAGAAACCGACCCAAAATTCTTATATCCTAATACCAATATTGAAATTAGAAGAGATCCAACTATTGATACTTTGGAAAAAGCAATAGTTCTATTGCCTGGTGCAAGAACATCTACACAAAATAGCACATTTGTTCCTGCAAAAAATGGATCCAATTTATCAAGAAAAATGATACAAGGTCTAATAGGATTAAATAACATTCCAAAACTATTATCAATTACACCATATGATCCAAATTTTATAAATGGGCGCGGGTTTATTGATCAATATCAAGTAGAAGACGATTGCAAGAATTACCAGGATCTAGTATATGCTAAAATAAACGCTAACAAACATTATTCCGCAAAAGATAATGCTACAACTACAACAAATAGCCTTAGAAATATAAATTTTGCAAATGTTGTAAGAAGCAGTGCACGAAATAGGCTATCTCAATCTTGCATTGCTAATTTGAGAGAAAACGCAGTAACTAGACAAAATATAATTCTAAATTCTCCTGTAGTTACACCGTTTAAATTGTTTGTTAAAAAATAAGAAATAGCCTTATCTTAATCCTTAATCCTTAATCCTTAATCCTTAATTTTAAAAATTGAAATTATTCTATTATTTAAAAAATATAGAAATAATATTAATAATATTAATAATACAACATGGATAAACAGAATGTGGATAAACAGAATGTGGATAAACAGAATGTGGATAAACAGAATGCGGATAAACAGAATGCGGATAAACAGAATGTAGAAAAATATAAATCTTTCAGATTGTATGATTATAATGTTTATGATGGACACAATAAATTGACTAATGTACAAATTAATCCATATAAAGACAACAAGAAATTCATAATTCAAGCATTTGGCATTAATGAAACGCATAAGACTGCATCAATTATTATTGAAAACTTTTATCCGTTTTTCTACATTCTGGTAAATGATGAATGGAATGACCAGCGAACTAATTTGTTTTTGGCTCATTTGAAAAAAAAAGTTGGCAATTATTACGAAGATAGTATTGTAAGTTTGAAGCTCGTAAAGCGGCAAAAATTATATGGTTTTGATAATAAAAAACTGCACACTTTTATAAAAATATCATTTGTAAACAGTGCAATATATAATAAAGTAAAGAAACTATTTTATGTTGACACAACCACAAAGGAAAATGGTTTTGATAGATCATTAAATGATGATGGTTATGTATATAAAGACGAACAAGGAATTACAAATTGTTATTTGTATGAAGCAGACATTCCGCCATTATTAAAATTCTTTCATAGCAAAGAAATCATTCCAAGTGGATGGATTAAAATGGCATCACATAAAGTTAAGAAAATAGCAAACAAAACAACACATTGTGCGTATGAATATTGTATAAGTCATGAAGATATTATTTCGTATAAAGAAAAAGAAACAGTAGTAAAATATAACATATGTAGTTTTGATATTGAAGCAAGTAGCAGTCATGGCGATTTTCCTCTTCCAATTAAAAACTATAAAAAGTTAGCTACAAATATACTTGAAAATTATTATTCGCATTGTGAAGACTTTAAAGCTAATTATGATATTAGCATGTTAAAGCATGAAATATTGAGTGCTTTCGATCTAAGTGCCAATAAATTAAGCTATATTGCTAAAGTTTATCCGAAAGAGAAGAATTTGAGCGCTTTAAATTTTGAAAATTTGATTGAAAATTTGGCAAATTATATTCCGGCAAATTTTAAGAAAAAATGCACTAATGGAATAATAGAAATAAGCGAGTCGGAAGACGACGAAGAAGATGAAGGCGACGACGATGATGACGACGCCGACGGCGACACTAATGAAGCTAACAAAGACATTGAAGTTGCTACTAATTTTAAGCGTAAAAAGAGGGTAAAGGCTTACAATAAGAAAAACGCCACATTAATTGAGTTAATTAAAGATAATAGTTGCGAATATAATACAAAATTATATGAGTTAACGGAAGCATTTAAAAATACAGGGTTTCCGGATCTAGAAGGCGATATTGTCACGTTTATTGGATTAAGTTTTATTAATTATAGCGAGACGCAACCATATAAACGCGTAATAATTGTAAAAGGTGGTTGCAAAATTCCGGAAAAATACTTGTCATGGGTACAAGAAAACAATGTCATTGTTTTAGAGCGACAAACAGAGAAAGACGTATTATTAACCTTTACAAAAATTATAATTAATGATAATCCGCATATTATTACGGGTTATAATATTACTGGGTTTGATTTCGAATTCATGTATAAGCGATCTCTTGAATTAAATTGCGCAAAAGAATTTCTCAAGTTATCGCGCAATAAAGATGAGGTTTGTTGTTCAAAGGATTGGCGCACTGGATTAGAAGACATTGAAACTAACAAAATCATTTTAGCAAGTGGCGAATACAATTTAAAATTTATAAAAATGCCGGGCCGTATTATTATTGATATGTATGTGATTTTCAGGAAAGAATTTACATTAAGTTCCAATAAATTAGACTTTACGTCGTCCTATTTTATAAGTGACAACGTAACAAGTATAGAAGTTAATAACGAGGCAAATACTACAAAAGTTAATACTAAAAATTTAACAGGACTATCTGTTGGTAGTTATATTAAGTTTGACGAGCAAGGATTTAGCTCCAATTTATATAAAAAGGGGAAAAAATACGAAATCATTGAGTTAAACAAAGAGGACCATTGGTTTGTGATTAACAGTGCTGAAGAGCTGGATTTAGCAAATTACAAGTATAAATGGGGTTTAGCAAAGGACGACGTAACACCCCAAGAAATCTTCTCCTTGGCTAATGGGTCGGATTACGATAGATGGACTGTTGGCAAATATTGTTTAGCGGATTGTGATAATGTTATTTGGTTATTATTAAAAGTTGACGTTATTACAGACAAAGTAGAAATGTCGAATTTGTGCAATGTTCCGCTAAGTTTCTTATTATTGCGCGGGCAAGGTATTAAATTGCAAAGTTATGTTTCTAAAA